CACGAAACGGCGTTTCCTGCATACCTTGCGAAAGGCATCAAAGACGGCCTGCTTTCCGCCCAGTCGGCGAAGGCTTGCGATGCGATGATATCGTCGAGGTCTTCGTGCCGTTCCCTGACAGCGGTTTCCTCAGCTTCGATGACGGCCGCCGCCGCGCGTTCGGCGCGAGCGGATTGGTCGGCGGTCACTGTTCCGTTGAGGGTTGCGATCTGCGCTTGCATCGCCTTCATGACGTTCAGCATCGGATTGAGGACGTCGCCATAAGTTTCGACGGCTTCAGTCAGGGCCGGGTCATTGAGCAGGTCGGCCAGGTCGGCGGACGTGCCCGATGTGTTGGGGGCGGCTGCGGGCGCGGAGCGCGTCGCTTGCAGTTCGTTGATCTGCCGCTGATAGGCGGCAATGCGGCCACGGTCTGACTTGGACGACTGCTGCGCGGCCTTGAGGGCGGCGACGACAATCGGATCAGCACTGGCGAGACGTTGTTCGAGTTCGTCAACTGGCGGCACGGGCGTGCGGCCTGCTGTCTGGGTGCCGGCAGCGGGGGCTGCGGGCGCGGCTTCGGCAACGGATGCGGGCGGGTCGCCGGCATCGTCGCTCGAATTGAGGTCGCTGTCTGCATCAAGCACCAGCGTGTCATCATCCACCGGCGCGGTAACGGCCGGCGGCGCTGACTGCGATTCATTCGTGGCGTCCGCAAATGCAGACGCGAAGGCGGCTTCGCCAGCGGCTTCTGCCGCGGCGACCTGATCGGGGTCCATGTGTTGCTCCTGAATGGCGGCGCCGGTGGCGCGGCCGGGGTCAGCGTTCGGTGTTGCGGCTCAGGCCGTAATCAACCGACGCCTCGGTCCCGGCGGTGTCTGCCGCGGGGGTTCCGAGTTCGAGCAGGGAGCGCAGGGCGACAATCTGCCCGCGCAGCCCTTCCGTTGCCACGGCATCGAGGCCCGGCGTCTCCATCTGGACGCGGGCTTCCTCGATGCGGGCGTTGAAAATGTCGCGCCACTTCCACCAGGCGGCACCGTTCGCGTTGAAGGGCATCATGCGATGCTCTTTCCGCCACCTTCGGCGCCGGCGACATTGGCAGCGGCGGCCATGTCCTTGCGCTGGTCGACGGCGACCTGTGCCGCCATGCGGCGCTCGGCGCTGTCGGCGCGCACTTGTTCGCCTTCCAGCATGGCGCGCAGCTTCTCGACGCTCATGTTATATTGCGCCGCCAGTTCTTCCATCGCCACC